AAGAGTTAGCCTTCGCTTCGCGAACCATTGCATCCCATTCCTCTTCGCTATTTTCTGAAGAGTTAGCCTTCGCTTCGCGAACCATTGCATCCCATTCCTCTTCGCTATCCATTACGGAAGCTGCAGTACCCATAATGGCAGCTGCCGCAGACTGGGGGGTAACCGGCCCCTGCGTAACCATGGGAGTGGAAGGAGTAGTCGCCCCCTGGGTAGAGGTAGCTGCCTGACCCTGGATAGGGGTAGGCGTACCACCAGGCGCAACAAGGCCCCCAGAAGCCGGTATAGCGGGCGATGTAGGAGCAGTAGTACCTTGGCTAGGGCTGGCGGTGGCAGCAGCCTTCTTGGCTGCCTTAGCAGCCTTGGCAGCCATCTTCCGGGTAGCAGCCTTAGCCTTTGCTGCGGCATTCTTGACTTGCATCTGCTGTTTGGCAGTGGCCTTCTTGGAGTTCTTGACCTGAGCCTTCTTACGGGAATCCAGGAATTCAGGAATGGTGGACAATACCGGATCAGCAAGGTGCTTCATGTAGGCGTCTTCAGCTTCCGCCACACCCGGCACACTGCGTAATTCTTCAGCCTTGGTTTCCAAGGCATCTTCCCAACGCTTACGCACATCCTTTGATGTGCCATCTGTAGCCATGGCATGTACCCGGGTTTTCATATCCCCGTAGGTGGTGGCATTGCCATCAGGATCCGTAATAGCCAAGGGATCACGTACTGCAATAAGGGCGTCTATTGCAGCGTTGCCGGCAGCTATGCGGGGAGCAGCCATTCCATCCATAAGATCCAGATGCTGGGTAAGCTCTGCCTTAACCCGGGTGAGCGCCTGATGTGCCTTGGTGCGCTCTTCGGGGGTGGCACTTGCATCATTGGCAGTCTTACCCAACTCTTTGATCTGACCATCCAGGTAGTGAGTCCGCTCAATAAGCAGTTGCATGCCAAGAGGCCTCATCAAGCCAGCTTTAACCAGCGCCTCTTCATTGGGGATAGCTTCCTTGCGTGCCTTCTCCAAGGCCCGGAGTTCATGGCTATTGAAAGCGGAGCCTTCAACCTGATTATTGCCCCGACGCAGCGCTACGTCCCGAGCAATCCCAAGTACGCTACCCGGGGTAGAAATGGCACCCGCCGATATACTGGCCAATGCCATGGCTTCGCCACGGGCAGTGGCGCTCGTAGGCTCATTCCTGATGTACTGCTCAAGGTCATGCTGAATCCCTTCAGTACCCATTTCCCCACCAATGCTGCCAACTGTCTTAACGCCCGCTTTCAGAGTAGCGGGTATCACCCCCAGACCCTTGGCAGCAGACGCCCCACCCAGTGCTGCCAGGGGTGAGGAGGCAGTACCCTTGGCACCTTTAAGCAGGCCGCCAACCTTGGCCATAAGGAGGTCACCTGCAAGATCAGCTGCAGCATGGGCAGCAGCGGTTCCCACAAGACCCACTGTCTGCTCAACCCCGGACACACCATGCTTGCGGGGGGCAATATGCCCCTTAACCAGTCTTTCACCCAAGAAGCCAGGTGCCTCTTGCAAGGAGCTTACTGCTGCCATTGCGGCCGGACCACCAAAGTACGCCGCCAGTAAGCTGGCACCCGCATTTTCAGCGACGTTATTAACTGCAGATAACGGATGATCAGCAGCAGCACCCAAGCCAGACATAGCCAGCTGGGGAGAATTGGCCAATATGGCCCCAAGGTATTCAAGGGACAGGGCCCCCTTGGCATCAACCGTATCCTGGATATTCTGGGATGCTTCATGGAATTTGGCATCCCTGTCCAGCGCACCCCGCACCTCCCGGCGAACAGGGTAATCAGAATCCAGATTGTCAGTGATGTCCTGCTTGAGGTTAAGCAGCGTACTTGCCGTGTCTGCCCGGCCAGATGCCTTGGAATAGTACTCATCAAGGGTAATGGGCCCACCAATGAGTTGGGGAATTTCCTTGGTGGTCATGTATTGCCAAGCCTTGGCTTTCTGCTCCGGCGTAGCATGGGGACTCTGGAATACAGCCAAGTTTTCAATGTCATTCACGTCAAGGCGGGCAGTGTCCATAAGCCAAGGGGCATTGTTCTGCAGCTCAACCGCACCTATACCCACGCGGGCAAGGCTTGATGCCAGGGACAGAACAGGCCCAGCTACCGTATCCACAGCGCTACCGATAGCGCCCCCGATCTCGGTGCCAGGAATGGTGGACCATGCTTGTCCCGGGATAACCTCCAAGGCACCACCCGGTCCCAGATTACGCTCAGCAGCCCCCAGAAGTTGATTACCAGCAAGAACCGGACCGGCATTCAGAGCAGTTTCGTAAGCCAGATCCTTCAGGGCTTGCAAAGCATCGCCGGAATTGGCGGATATGTTTCCGAGATGGGCACGAGACCGGTTCGAGGCCTCCAGAAGAGTGGTAGCAGGATTCACATAAGTACGTTTATCAGCCATGACGGGCCTCGTATGGGTGTAGGGGCGATAGTGAGCAATGCTGGGAGGATACTGCTTAAAGAAAAACGGCGCTACAAGAGCGCCGGGTAATAGTGGTGGTCACGGGTTCAAGGGAGCCCGTACAGGGCTCTATTTCCACCAGTTGGCTCTAGCAGGGTGTTTAGCAGGGTGTTGGCATTAGCCCCAGGAGACTGGGGGTTATTTTTGCGCGCTTCTTTAGCAGCTTTGATAGCCGCTTGCCGCTGCCCTTCCTGTTCCGCATACATCCTCAATAATGCGGATTCCAAGGAAGACCCGCTAAGGGCTGCGGACTTGACTGCTTGGCGGTTGCTGCGGAAGGCAGCCTCTTCAAGCATAGCCGTTGCGTTTTCGGTGATTTTGGCTATCTCCCCCGGGGTATAACCAGCCTTCTTTAGCCCTGCTATAGGGTCGTCACTGGAAAGACTAAAGACTGCGTTAACCCCGTCAACAAGCTTGACTGCTTCCTCCTCGAAATCTTCCTCATCCCCCAGGGAAGCGTGTTTAGTAACCATATCCATTTTTGTACGTGTAGGGATATGCGCCAGAAATATTTGTTTCTTCCCTGAAGCATCCACATAATTGATGGGTACCTCCGTATCAAGCTTCGCTGCCCCCGCAACAGTACTATTATCAGTTGAGGAAAAAAAGTCGGCCCAGGAAAGCGGAGTATTACCAATGTTGGATGACTCGCCTTGCTCAGCTTGCAGCTTGTTGAACAAGGATAAGGTATTAACAGGTGCCAGGAGTTCCCCCTTCTCATCAAACTCCAGCAAGCCGTTGGATCGGCTACTGGTAGTAGCTCGCACAAATTCATCCGCGTGCTTCAGCTTGGCCGCCTGATCCTTATCCCGTTGGGTTGCCACGGCGCTATCTATGGATATTTGTTTCTCCTGTATACCCAAGGCTGCCTGCTTGTTAGCCAATGCCGCCTGCTTGGCAGACGCAGTGGTTGAGTACGCATCTTTCAGTAGCTGGCTTCGTGTGGCCGGACGCAGACCTGCCATCTCCGGGGTATTCAGCAAAGCGGACATATTGGTAAATGCCCGTGCCGGATCCTTAAGCATGGTTTCCGTGGCTACGGTAAGCAAGGGTGCTTCTGCGATACCTGCCTGCTTGTTCTGCCAGTCTATATTGGCAGACGCTTCTTCCCGTGCCTTGGGCACTCTGGCAGCCAGCAATCCAGCAATAGCCGGTATATCAAATATGGATTTGTCATCCGTAGGGAGCCCCCCCAGCTTGGAAAGGGCCATCATAGGATCCAGCACAGACATAGCTGTGGCTTCCTCCACTCCCAGACGCTGGATAGGGATACCCGCCATCTTGGTCCAGTAATCCTGGGTCTTGGTCAGGTTATCGGCCTGTTGCTTGGCACGGTCAGACATGAGGGAATTGAAACCATCAAATGCCTTGCCTACCAGCTGGCTGGCGCTCCCCATCAATAGGCCGGCTGCCCCAAAGTCAGGGGCGTCCACGTTCTGCCAGGTAATGCGTTGTGTAGTCATGGTGTCACCTCAAATAACCCGATTACGGCTCATGTAGCTATCCACGCTCTCAGCCTTGGTAGAGCCAGCAGCACGAACCCGTTGCCTGTCTTCCAGGTCCCGATTCATGGATTGGACCTGATTGGCGTAATTGGTCAGGTATGCCTGCTTCTGGAAGTTGGCTTGATCCTTGGCCAGATCATAGGTCTTCTTACCCAAGTACAGCTCACCCAAGCCCTTGGTAAAGGATGTTACCGGGCCCAGCCAGCCACTTTTCACCGCCTTGGTTGCCGGATCAGTACTATCGAATGCACCAGACCTCTTCAGCGCGTCAATAGGGCTGCTTACCCAATCAGGTAATACCTTATCAGCAGCCCCGCCAATAGCGCCTGTAAACGCCTGCCAGAGGTCCTGTAATTGGGTAGCTCCTGTCGAGGGAATGTCGGAAGTAGTTCTAGGCCCCAATAACGTGTTAAGCGCGTTATACGTAGCATTCACGCCTGCCATATCCACCCCGGAATTGCTGCCGGACAACACCCCCGACATATCCAGAGGAGCTGCCGTAAAACCTGTGGGTACTCCAAAACCGGGTACATTGAGATCAGGTACCGGATCGGGGGGAAGGTATGCCCCAAATAGACCAGTATTCAGTGGCACCTGCTGAACAGGCACATTTGTTGCTGTTGTTGTCGCTTTAGGGGCACGTCCCTTAGATGTGCTACTGGCAGCCTTGCCCTTGCCCTTGCCCCTGGTGCTTACAGGGGTTGTTGTGGAAACACTCGATAATAAGGGAAAGCCCCCAACAGGTGTGCCAGGGCGGGAAGGCTGTACAGGTATACCCGTAAGGAAATCAGCGGGATTGACCATGATCATACTCCGAAAGGTTTAGGTAAACGCAGCATGCGGTCTATATACGCATCTGCAGAAGACAACAAAACCTGCATGTCTGCAGGGCTCAATGAACGGGCCAGGAAGCTTTCCGGAGTTTCTCCATCAATCAAATAATGCGCCCACTTGGCACCACCATGAAGCTCTTCATCCAGGTCCGCCAACTTATCCATCTTGGCAGCATACTCCGTATCCAGGGCCGCCAACTCACTTTGGATATTGATCTGGAGTTCCTGAACGTAATTGGAGGTCTCCTTAATCAGGGACATGGTTATCAGTATCCAGTCATCCAATTTTGGAATGTTAAGACCATATTCCTTGGCCGTTATACCCCCCAAAGTAAAGGCCACAACTGAAGCCACCAGTGCCAGAGCACCTTCCAAGCCCAATTCCTTGATGATGAGCCGGGTAGCTTTCATTATCAATATCCGTTTCAGGACTAGCTTGAACAGCAATTTGAAGGCTGCCAGTGTCTTGCCGGCAGACAGCAATGCCAGCAAATCAGCCATTGGCTTGGCAAGCTCCAAGCCAGACATTATGGTAATAACCACAGCCACCACAATCATGATGAACTGAAACCAAGGCTGCTCATACCAATCAACCTTGATCTGCACCATGCTGTTGAATACCAGCTGCATCCCCCGGCTGAATACCTCATCCCTATCCTTGAAGGACAAGGTATCCATCAAGGCCCTATCCAGTGGTATCAGCACAATGGCCTGATTTTCATCCCCATCACCGATGCTCCAATAGAACTGGTAGACGTTGTAACGTGTGCTCAACTCCAGTACCTGAATCTCCTCATATTCCGTGGCCGATATCTGCTTGGAGTAATAGTGCATGGTGTACCGGGTGTACTTATTCTGCAACCCACCATTGTCATTGATATACACACTTTTGGATTCGAAGGTATCGGTGGATGCCTGGATAGTGCCTACGGGTCCCAAGGAGCCCGTTACAAGCCTTTTCCAGATGCCGCTATGCCCAAGTACCATCTTGAACCGAGCATCCTGAATAAGGTTCGTATAGGGCCTTACCCAGCTATCCGCAAAATCAGCCTTGAACTCTGCCCGGGTAAGGGCTGTCAGTTCGCCCCCCTGGGTGATATAGGCTTCCGAGAAATACGCCCACAGATACTTGAGCATGGCCTTGTTATCGGTGGTCGGCGGTACGGCAAACCAGAGGATTGCCTGAAGCACCTCCCCTATATTCTCATTGACAGCTATGGCATCTGCCACGGTATCAAAGCCAAGCCCCAGCTTATTGCACATGTATCGGGAATGCTTGTACCAATCAGAGTCCGTATCCGCATTACCCTGGATTCCCCCAAATCTGAAATAGATCCATGGGTAATAACTACCATTCTCAATGAAACCAGAATCAAAATAGCTGTCCAGATCAGGATGGGTGCCATCACCAAGCCGATATACCCAGTAATGGGTCTGTCCGGCATGGATATACCGGGCATGGAAGAAATCTTGCTGGGGTTCGTAATCAGGTACCGTCAGATCCGTAGTAACCACTTCGGAATCATCAATGGTTCCTCCCGGAATATAACTGAGGGTTCCCGGATCCCAAACCAGACCTACGTAGTGGTAGTCAATGGTGACGCTTATAGCCGTAGCCCCTGCATCCGATGTCACTGTAATGGCAGGACCACCTGACACACTGAAGGCTTCCGGAGGGAGCTCATCCAGCAAATCCTTAGGAAACTTCACATGCACGGCATCAAGGAATACATCCGAACCTTTCAGGGCAGTAAGGGTAGCCAGCGTGTTGTCCATAGCATCATAGCCATAAACGTCATCCACCTCTTTCCAGGCCAGGTGGGCATAATTCAAGAAACCAAAAACGCTGTAGTCCAGGGTTACCGTGGCGGATAGCTCATCCTCGATAGCTGCCTTTACCTCGGCCGAGGCACTGGATGGGGATAGCACAGAGCCCTTGGGAGCCCCATAGAGGTAGGTTTCAGTACCATACCTGTAGTAGGAGGCCATCTTGGAAGCAATGCCCTTTAAAAGGCTTCCCTGGAAGCCGGAGGACAATCGCTTGGAACTGCCCCCAATATAGGAAAATATGGCCTGCTTGACAGCACCATCGTAGGTATCCACGGTCATCACGGGGGATACCGAGGTACCTACAAAAGTCTTGGTTTTGGTAGTGCCAAACAGGCCCATATCATTCCTCGATTTCGGGAGGAGGGGTAGCTTCAGTATCAATGGCTGCCACATCAATACCTACGCCTTCAAGAAGGGTTTTTACAGCACCCCCCAAGTACAGGTCATGCAGCCGGTTTTTCTCATCGTTGTATACTCCCGTATCATCCGTGGTTTTGCGGATCTGCCAGGTATCCAACAAGAGTTCAGCCGCCTTCTGCTCAGCAGACCTTACAAAGCCAGCTGCTTGCTGTTGATACAGGGCAGCCTGTCTGCCAAGCACACTGGTTTCATTGAATACGGCACCGTCAATCTGCCCCTGTTCAACCAGCTCCTTCTTTTCCAGTAAGGCAATTTCAGCATCCAGGCGTAGGCGCTGCTTGGTAGCTGTGGTTAGCTCATCCTGCAGATTGATCAGCTGTTGCTTGAGAATGGCAATCTCATGTTGGGCCTTGATATGGGACACGGTGTAGGAGGCGCTAACCCCCAACACCTGTACAAGGGTTTCGGAAAATACCCTGGCATACTCCGGCCCCCGAATACGGTTGCTGGTGTACTCATTCATCAGCTGAACACGTACAGCATTCATCAGTACATCAAACACCCCGTTCCCATCCAGGGAAGCTGTGGTCAGATCAGCCAGAGTTACATCATCGGGTGACGCAGTAGACAGGGTAATCATGGTTATTCCTCAGCGGTGCCGTTGGCCATGGCCTGACGTTGGGCCAATGCGCGAAGTTCATCCGGGGTCAGGTTAGGCAGCACTTCCACTGCAAATTCCGGGATCAGTTTACCCACGCGCTTCTTGCCTCCCCGGCCATCAGGAACACTTTGGAAAATCTGGCAACGACGCTCCATGATCATATTGAATATGATACGGGGAACGTGCCAACCCTCCTCAATGCCGAAGGGAACGTACTTCTTGAAGGTACCAACCGTAGCATTGCCGGCAGTGAAGATCTCACCCGACCACTCACGCTTGGCGGGATTCATACAGATAACTCGAATACGGACCAGCTCTCCGGCTTCCTTAGCGCGCCGTTTACGGTACTCAGCAACACTTTCCTTGATTTGGGTAGGGGAAAGGGCAACAAGCTCTTCCTGAGGCTCTGGCGCAGTCAGAGCGGCATTCACCTTTTCACGCAGCTTCTCCAGGCCAATAGAGGGATGGAAACCAATACCCATCTGGGTAGCGCGTTTCTTCAGGGAATCCAGTTCATCAACAGCAGGCAGGTTTTCAGAATCGGTAATGTGCATTGCAGTTCTCCAGAAATAGAAAGGGGGAGCAAATGCTCCCCCGTCAGGTTACAGCTTGAATTACATCAGGGCAACCGACTTGATCAACCCGATGCGCTCACTGCGCAGCACCATGAAGCCGTAGTACCACTTGATGGACATGAAGCCGGTCTCACCATACGGGTCGGTACGGTCAGCCGTGTCCTTGCCAGGTGGCACATGGGTAATGGCAAACTTGACACCCTTGCCGTCGGTCTGGAAACCGATGGTGGTGAAGGAGCCGTCACCAACACACAGCAGCGGGAACACATCAAACCGGCCATTGGTGCTGTACATGGTGGCATCCCCACCAATAGCAGCGCCAGCACCAGCCCATTTCATCATTTCCGGAACAACCACGATACGGAACTGGTCAATGGTACCGATTTCACCATTCAGCACGGTGGTACCGGCAGCGTACTTCTCAACGGAGACGAAGGCAGGATTGCTGTGCAGATCAACCATGGCACGCAGGGTGGGAATTAGCTCAGAGCCCACGTACAGCACACGATTACCGTTGATGGTCTGGGTATCAACCAAGCGGGTGCCGGTAATGATGGTGGTCTGCTTCGGACAGCGGTTGTTGTCCAGATCAATGGACAGGCGCAGCAGATCACCATAATCCACTACATCATTGACGTTGATGGTAGCGGTGCTGGTGGCATCACCAGCATAGCGCACAACACCAGCAGAGGTCAGCAGATCGACTTGCAGGGCGTCTTCCGTCATCTCAGTAGCGCCATCCACCATCTCACGGTAAATGTGCATCTGGAGTTCGGCATCCGAATCGAAATCCAAGCTTTCCTGGGTGTACTCATCAAAGAAGCCAAACTTCTCAAAGGTGCCTTCCAACTGGATGCGCTTGAAGCCAACCCGGTTAACACGGCCACCGGTTTCGGACAGAGCCGGCAGCTTGCCGGAGATGGTACCCACATCCTTGCTGGAGCCATACAGGTTGCCAGACAGCTGCTTGGTAACGAAGCTGACCGCGGTGCCACCAGCATCATTCAGCTTGATACCCGCAGCTAACAGGGTGGTCTTCTGGGCAGCACTGAAGACACCGTACAGCTGCATGGCATTATCACCAGCAACAGACGGAGCCGGACTGACGCCTTTGGCAGCAGCAACAGTGGCAGCAGTACCCAAAGTAATGGTCAAGGTAGCATGGGCAGCCAAAGCACCGGAACCATCAGCACCTACGGCCACGGCCAGGCCAGAAGCTTCAATCGCGGATTCAGCGGCAACCTTACCAGCATTGGCAACCTGCAATACCAGCGACGGAAACCAGATCTGGTGGTAGCCACTGTCGATGGTGACGCCGGCAGCATCAATACCTTGATCATTCAGGTTGCGGTCATCCAGCAACGGCAGGTACAGGAACTGGGTGATCTTCTTACCCATGTTCTTGGGCATGGCGGTCACGTCAGCCAGCTGAGAAAAGTACTGAAGCTTGCGGGCTTCAATAAGGGCCTTCTTCTTGAAGTAGTCGGTTACCGTCTGGGAACCGATACTGGAAGCCGAAGCATTCAGCGGATCGTTGTAATTCATGGTCACATCCTCTTAAACAAACTTGGGGGTTATCTTCTTGAACTCCTCATCAGACATGGCCAGGGGGTTGTATTCCTGATTCGCCTTGCCTGCAGAAGTTCCTGCGTTTCGTGGGGCACTTACAGCTGCCTTACGCTGCCGATCCTGGGACCGGGAATCTACTCCCTTATCCGGTTTCGAGGGTGTGCCTTTAGCTGCTTGGGGCGCGCTTCCAAGTAAATGGTTGAGCCGTCCTGCCGCATATAGTGCATCACCAACTTTCCGATAGGCTTCGATGGAGGATAAGCCGTCAAGCTTACCCAACAAAGCAAGGCGTTCTTGTTCCTGGGCAATCACGTCATACACGCCACTATCAATGTGGTTGGAGATGACTTTGAGTGCATCAGGATGTTCAACAAATACCTGCTTGGATTTATCATCCCACTCCTTTGTAACAACGTCAACAAACCGAGCATAGTTCGGACCTGTAGACAATTCCTCGAATATGCCGGTGAGATTATATTCACTGTCAGAAATGGAACGATTCTGCGGAACGTATTCAGAATCATCCACCCCATCCAGAGAATACTGATCCACCCCGGCATGGGATACCAGTTTCTTGATGGCCTGGGGATTCTTCTCCCATGCATCAATAATCAAGTTGATCTTTGCCTCATCCATCAAGCCATGCTTTTCCAGCAGCTTCATGGTTTTCAGCGCCGGCTTCAGGGCTGCCATTTTCTTGTTGTAGTTAGCCCCCATCTGCATCAGCGTAAGGGCCTCATCCACAGAGGCCACCTGCATATCCCGCCCATTGGCCTTAAACGGGGCAAGAAGGCGCTTGTATTCGTTCTTGTAGTCTAGGGTTGCCGGGGGCTCATCAGCCGCTTCCTGGGGCTCTGTGTAAGCCGCAGGGGTATGGGAATCCTCACTTGCCGGGACAGGCGTTGAATTACCATCATCAGGATCCTCTGCCGGGACATCCTCGGCAAGGGTATCCAGATCCGGCAAAGGGGCTGAGATGAAATCATCATCAGATTGGGACAGAAAATCAGCTTCAGTAGTCATAGTTCAATTCCTGGTTAAGGGTTACAGGCGTTCCTCATAAAGCCGCTCAAGCATACGGCCGGAATCCAATAACGATTCCTGTGCCGCAGTAGCCTGCTGCTTTATGGTTTCGAGGTAATTGGCAAAATGGCCAATCGCATTAAGCTGCTCAAATATGGCAGCCTGGTTAGCACCGGGGGTACCTAAAGCATGTGTCAGGTATACAGCCTGCTGCTTCAAATACCCCTCCAGCACCAATTTCTGGAATTCCGGGGACTTTACCAAAATATCGTATTGAGCCCCCAGTGAAACAGTTTCCCGGTAGCGTTGCATATCGCCATGGATTTCATCAATAGGATCCATTACAGGATTCTCCCGGAAGACTTGAGGTTCTGGTAATCAGCCAGGATATCCAGCATACGGGTTTCCTTGTCCAGCCCGTGCTTGAGCTTAACCAGCTCCATCTGGCTACGGGCCTGCTCACCCACCAACTGGCGCTTACGCTCCTGGGTAACACCCGATTCCTGCTCAACAAAATCCAGGCTCATCTTGTCAACAGTAGCCTGCAGCTTGGCAGCCTGGGCTTCACTCAAGCTGGCACCGGCAATGGTGGCCTGAATCTCCGCCTGTAGCTTAGCCACTTCCAATTGGGCCTTTTGCAACTCCAATTGCTGTAGCTGTTGCTGCTGTTCATTGGGTTGTGGCTGGAAGTTCTCGATACGCTCAGCCAGATCAGGCATGCGCTTCAACCTGGCAATGTCAGCCAATATCAGCTGGTACATGGAGGGATCCATGTTACTGCCGGCAGTCTGCAACATGAACCCAAGATCCTGGGCCTTGTTGTTGTTTTCCTCGGCCGTGCTGATATTCAACTTGATATCAAAATTTCCAACCAGGCTGTCACGGGATACCTCTACGAATTCCTCATTGGTAATACGTACCACCTCGGTATCCGACAGGAATACCCCATTCATGGAGATGATGCGCTTACCCAGCTCCACCACTCCCGCAGCAAGCCTCCGGAGGATTCCCAATTCCCGCTTGGAAGCCGCATCCAGGGCCCCTCTGATACCCGCCGCTACATCCCCCAAGGCTGCCGCCCCAATGCCCGTATGGTAGCTCTTAACGCCCGTAAGGGACTCTGCTTCCTGCTGCTGCAGCTGGGCCATCAGCAAGGCGCTCTGCGGAATTTCCGGGTACCTATGCATGTGAATGGCCGCTTCCGGATTCACATTGGGATTGAACTCATAGTCCTCTCCCCGCTCAAACTTGCGTCGGTTGGTAGCATCGAACAGGTTCTTGCTATACCCGATCTGGCTATTGGCGCTCTTGCCCAACAGGTCAATCATCCCCCGGGTAACAGCCCCAAGGATCTTCTGGTTTTCCTCCAGCAAAGCTCCATCGCTTTCCCCATATATCGTGTCATCCATGGGCAGGTAAGCCACGGTAATCAGGGGAATCTGCTTATCCGGGAATGGGTTCTCCTCCATGCGGATGATGGTATCCCCCACCCAGGCCACCACTACGGACACTACCTCACCGGTACCATGGATATCCCAGAATCCCCAGTACTCATACACATCCAGCTTTTTGCGGGGGTTATCCTTGAATCCAAAGTTGTACTGGGCTTCCGGGCCCTTGGTGGTATCACTATCCGGGGATGACAGCGGACTGGCAGAAGACACATCCACGTATTCCAGGTTCTTGTACAGCTTCTGTTTGGCCAATCCGGACAAGCTGTCCTTGAACTTGAAGATGGCAAAGGATGCCTTGGAAATGTCACCTTCGCAGGTGGGGTCAATGATTACATTCTCAGCCCGGTACAGGGTGACCGTAGGGTGATTCTTCAATACCTTGACGCGCTTCTGTTTCCCATATCCTACCTGCATGGGGGCCAATGGCAGCCCAGCCTGCTCGGACATGGCTAAGCCATCCTGCAACTCCTGGGGAACATCCGTCTGGAATTGGGAAGGGGAGGTATTCCGTAATTGCAGTAGCTGCTCATATATCTGTCCGAACCGCTCATCAGGCACATACTCAAATACAGGTACCTCCTCCTCAATTTCCTCATCGGCATAGCACCAGCCCGGGCGCATAAGCACAACCCCGGCATCCACGGCAGCCCGCACATACTTGTCAATGAAGAGCTGCTTGTTGATTTGATTGTTGAATTGGTAGTTCAGCACCATCTGGTTTTGCCGGGCAGCCTCCCTGTCCTCCCAGGTAGTGGGGGATACCTTGAAGATATCTTCCGTACTCAGGAATGGCTCACTGAGCGCAGGGTATCGCCATTCAGCCTGCTTACGGATAAGCCGGGGTACTACCTTACTGCCTGTACCCCCCTTGGAAACCTTGGCACCATTGCGCACATGCAGATTATCAAGCCAGGTCTGAATGGCAGTTACCCGCTCGGTATGGTAAGGCAGGGCTTCCTGAAGATCCCCCTTCAGGTCAGATAGCTTGGGGGGATTGGCCCAACCAGTATCAATATCCGGAGCTTGAACTCCCAGCGTAATCTCTTTCATACCCAGCCCCTGTCTGCAAACTTGGTTGTATAGCCTACCTGATCAACTGAAACATTGTGCCGTTCGAGTGTCTGGCAGGCTGCCTCATACTTGGCAGCAAAGCTGTTTCCCATGTGAAACTCATTAACCATTCCAATCGGGTTATGCATTCTGCTGGCAACATAGTACAGCAACGGCTCCAGGTAGGCATACGGCAGTTCCACATCCACGGTATCAGCACGGTATTCCCCCACTCCCACGGGCAAGTACAGGTGATTGGCCTGATACTCCACCAACAGGGTTGCCGTTACATAATCCGACGGGGTTTCTGAATCAGGGGTATGGATGCCATACGGTACTGACAAAGATGCCACAGTGGGGGTATATAGGGACCACAAATCCCCCCGCTTATTCAATGGCAGGATTACATCCCCGGTACCGGTGGTTACCTGCAGCACTTTCAGCAGGTCATCCATGAAAGGATCTTCATTGGAATCCAGGATGTACTTGGGATCCTCCAGCGAATCCTCATTGCTCACGGCAAAGCTGCGGCTCAGGTAATACAGTCCCTGCCCGGAAACCAGCTGTAATTCCAGGGTCTTCCTGGACAATGGGAAGCGTGTATACAGCGCGGTCAGCCCCAGGTTAATGGCCGAAACCAGGCGATCATAATCAGCATCACTGATCTCCCCAGCACCCGTATTACCGATGTTAAGCTGGGACAATTCCCCATACGACAGCTGGCGAAATATCTCTGATAGTTTCATGGCACCCTCACACAATGTAGGAATTCATGCGGGGAACTGTAACGGGTTCCTCTTCCAAATCCCACATATTTGATGCGGCCCCGGCCTGCTTGAGCATGGTTTCTTCCGAGGGTTTCCAAGGATGCAGGTTACTCAACTGGGAAATGGTATCCAGTGCATCATCCTTGCGGCTCTTGAAGCCAGCAGCTGTCACCTGTGAAAGCTCCAGCAGCATTTCCGCCAGTGCCTTATGTGCCTTCATCTCCTGCGGGAAGTACATCTTGCCCAGCTTGAACGTGGGCAGCATGGTGTTGAAGCGCACCAGCTTACCTGTTCCGGGCTTGATACCGGGCTTGCCCCCGTTATTGTCAGAAGCCAGAGTGAAATACACGTTCCGGTTCAGCATTTGGTCCTGAATCCAGGAGATGAATCCCCCCTGTTGGCCGGTTACCTCAATGCCGACCTCCTGCGGTTTCCATTTCTGCACCAACCTGAACAGGTCATTGATATTTTTGTCCATGGTCTGCCGCTCACAGATCCCGTCAACCCAAAACCAATCTCCATTGTTGTTGTAGCCCCATACCGAAATGACCGAGAAGTCGGATTTCTGGCTTTCGGAGGTAGCAAAGTCAGTGGTGATATAGAAATTGAACTTGCCCTTGTTGTTGATCAGGGTCTCCAGCCTGTACCACCGCAAGTCCCCTTCACCCACCAGCCTCTCATCCTCTGACAGGATGCGCAGCATCAGCTCTTGGTTGAAGGAATCCACCTTCCCCAGACTCAATGCCTTCTGGTACTGGCTGTTCACGTAGTCATAGTTGAACCGATCAGGCCAGCTACCTCGGAATTCCTCTCGGGAACATGGAAACTCCTCACATACCGGAAACACGTTGACCCTCCAGGCCCCGGAAGCCACTGCCTTGTACAGGGGATCCTTGGCATTGAAGGGGGTACCGTTCCAGATCATCATGTTCTTGCTGGGATGCAGAGCGTAGTTCACTGCCTTGTACACCGTGTCTTCCACGGCACTGATAATCGTGCCTGACCGTGCATCCTCGTCACTGATCAAGTCATCCAGCACTGCCAATTGAGGCCGTGTTCCCATTTCCTTGGCCCCACGTACTCCGGTTTTAGCGCCATAGCCCTTAACCACTAGCTTCTTGCCAGCCGAGTTAGTGAACTCCCACCGGATATCCGTGAAATTGGCACCTGGAACATACGTTTTCAGAAACTCCGAATTGCCCCACCGGAATTCCAGGTTCTTACGCATGTTCTTTACCCCATTTTCAATGGAGTCAGACACATACAAAGCCAGATCCACAGCACCGAAACCAGGCAATTCCCCATAGGTAGCCAGGTACAGGAACAGGTATTCCGCCAGCAGGGTGGTCTTACTCAAGCCCCGGTGACACAGATTGATCACCCGGTGCTCCCGCTCAGTTACCGTATCCAGCATTCGGTAATGGGTCACCGGGGTAGCATGCTCTTCCCCCCTTTCCCCATTCACCAGCTTGATAAACGTAACAAACTGCAGGGCAAAATCCGTAGGCACATACCCGGGATCCAGGGCATAGCTCAGGTTATTCAGGTAATCCTCTACCCCCCATGGCGTACCATCTGCATGCTTCATTCCAGCACCTCCGCCTCTATCACCCGTGCCCGTGCCACCTCGTCCGCATTCAGCACTCCGGCCTGCAATGCCAGTCTTTGCTGCGCCACCAAAGCCATGGTGGCTTCCCTGAGTGCGTCAATCGTGGAGTCTTCCTTGATGCCCACATCCAGCTGGAACTTCTTGACCTCCGGGGCTTTCAAATGGGTCAACAGGCTATTGGCCGCATCACTCCTGACCTTTTCGCTCTTGGCATGCAGCATCAACTCCAGCTGGGTATTCAACGCCTTCTGGTACATATCCTGGTTCAGAATCCAGGAAGGAATGATGCTCTGCTCCAGAATGGCATTAACCAGTTTACCCTTGGTAAACCCTGCCACATGGGCATGAATATCCTTCTCGCATATCCCCATCATGACCAAGCGGGCATACCTGTCAGGCATGGCCTTGGCGTATGCCTCAATGTTGGTGGCCCCCATCAGTTTATGGGTCACATACTTGATTGCCTTCGTGTAATCCAGCAGCTTCCACCTGCCTTCCTGCAATACCTGGGTGTAGCTCAGGAAATTCTCCCGATACTGCTCCTGCAATTCCGGATCCTGTATCAGGGCATTCATGGTAGCCACGGTCTCATCTGTCAGCGTGCTGTATATCCCCTTGGGCAACACCTTCTGCAACACAGCTCTTTCCAACATACTCCACCCCACCTGTTACCTCTTAGTTTCCCCGCATCCTACAGCCCCCCAGCAGGCCCATACAAGCCTTTTCTACCCCACACCCACCCATAGGTACTACTTAGTACCTGCCCCCTCCTGTACGCGCTCCTGGGCCCCTTCCTGAACCACCCCCTCTCCCCACGGGGAAACCAGTAAATAACAGGTACCCCCTACCCCATTCCTACCTCTT